CTTTCTTCGACTGCTATGACAAGGACGACCTCGTAACTATCGGGAATGAACTGGGATTGGGAAAGCCTGCGACCTTTCGGGACTTGGTAGCACTCTCGACATACGGAGATGATGCTAAGGGTTCCGTACGTGAGGGGTACGATAAGTTCAATCACATCTCAATGGCACAATTTTTAGCCAAGAACGATATCGTATTCACAATGCCTGATAAGGAATCTTCACCCGTTGCTTTCATGAACCGTTTTGAAGCAGATTTCTTAAAGAGGAAGGATTTATTCAACCCCGACCTAGGCGTCTTCGTGGGCGCTTTGGATGAGAATAGCATATTTAAATCACTGCACGCTGTGTTGAAATCAAAAGTGGAGACAGGGGAAACTGTCGCCGCAAGTAACATTGATGGAGCACTACGTGAGTGGTTCTTCCATGGACGCTCTGTCTATGAGAAGAGGAGGGCACAGATGGCAAAGATAGCAGCAAAGGCTGATCTTGCCGTCCCAGGATTGCTTGTAACATATGAGGAACGTGTACAGATGTTTAAGGAAAAGAATGAATACCAGCCCCAATCAGGTATTCTAGAAACTGATCACACGCCTTCAGTCGAGGAAGAATTGGAGGAAGTAATTGCAGACTTATCCAAGCTCATGGGACCTAGTCCACTTGAAGATGAGAACGGATATGCTCCCGTGTCAGACAAGCAGGTAAGGAAGTTTGTACCTATTGATCTGGAATATCGCGTGAGGATGGTTCTTGGGAAGCCATCTCTACAAAATTTTGCTATTGGATCATTTGGAGAATTTGATCTAGTGTACGAATCCCACAATACCATACTGACCATAGAGTGTAAGCAAATCCGTAATCATCCGGAAGCACTCTTAGACAAAGCTAAGGCTCAAGCTGTCAAATATGCCCATGTAATGAAACTCCTTAAGCCTGGTTCAACGGTTTATGGAATGATTTATACTGAGTATGGTTTCTCAATTGTAACAGTACTTGGAGAACCTCGTATCCCACCTAGGTTTGAAAAGCTACTGAAATCTATCGGCCACATTGACTGGTAGAGACGCACGGTCCGTCATGACTTAAAACTGTCCGGAGGCGATACCGTATCGTCATCGTGACTCTAAGGAGAAACCAAAACGGCCCATGTTTCTGATTACAGGTGTATAACTATGGTTCAGTATTCCCATAGCTGCATGACTGCTTTAACATGGTATAATGACGCGAACATGCGAGTGCTTCTCCAGGCACAGTGGTTTATAGCCCCACAAAACAAAATACGAATAGGCAGGAACGATGATGCACGTCCCTGACCCTTAAACAACAAAGCGCATTAGTCAAGTTTTTACACTTTTCAAAGAGCCCAGGGTCTCTAATACCTTGGAAAACATCATGGGGTATTTCTATGATATCATTGATCAAGCATGGACTGAAGCTTTCCCTGAAGAAGTCATAGAATATACTCCGCAAAGCGGCGCCCTTGGAACCATCCAAGAAGAAGGCGTCGCCAATCTCACCTCACAAATCACAAACTTTGAAGAACAGGACCCTGGCTGGACCACAACCATTGGTTCGGGCAGTGACGCAACGATGAATCTAAGCAACACTAATGATTCTGAACTCGGCGGTTTTCTCTCGCGACCAACACGCATCGCGGAGTATCAATGGGCTGTCGATACACCTCTCTTTGAACGTTTCAATCCCTGGCAACTCTTCCTCAACGACCCCAGAGTCGCAGAGAAGATTGCCAATTTCGAACTTTATAGGAGCAAGCTCCATGTCAAGATGGTCATTTCTGGTACTGGCTTTCACTATGGCAGGGCTCTTGTCTCTTATAATCCTCTCATTGGCTTTGATGAAATTACTACTGAAAGGAACTTCCTAGATGTAGATCTCATTGCCGCTTCCCAAAAACCACATTTCTTCTTGAATCCCACCAATAATTCAGGAGGACAACTCGACCTACCTTTTTTCTGGCCCAAGAACTACTTATCCCTGAGTAGTACCGACAGGTCAGATATGGGCGAGATGGTGATTAAGTCGTTTGGATCCCTTCAGCACGCCAACGAAGGAAACGACCCGGTCACAATAACGGTTTATGCTTGGGCTAGTGACGTTGTGCTAACCATGCCTACTTCTATTACTACGCTCACAGCTGCGGATTATACTCCTCAATCCGGTACCCTCAATTCCGGTGATGAATACGGGCAGGGTATAATTTCCGCACCAGCCTCAGCGATTGCACACGCTGCAGGCAAACTCACAGATGTGCCAACAATCGGCCCATATGCACGTGCTACTGAAATGGTGGCGAAAGGAGTTGGAACCTTAGCTACACATTGGGGATACTCGCGTCCTCCCATCGTAACGGACATTTTGCTCCAAAAACCCTCTCCAACAGGGAATTTGTCCAATACTGATGCGGCTGACGCGGTGCAGAAATTGTCTCTAGATTCCAAGCAAGAACTTACCATTGACTCTCGAACGGTAGGATTGGATGGCGAGGATCAGATGGATATCTCACGCTTCGTGCAACGAGAATCTTTCTTGACCCGGTTCACCATGAATCCGAACGAGGGCCCTGATACTCTGTTATGGAATACTCGAGTCACCCCGAACTTGTATGGCATTGAAGGAGAAGAACTACACCCTACTCCTATGTCCATGATGTCACAAGTTTTCAATCGATGGCAAGGAACGGTAAAATTCCGTTTCCAGATCATCAAATCAAACTTTCACAAAGGCAAGCTTCTACTTAGATGGGATCCCCGTGCCCATGATTCTAATATCCAATACAATACTGTGTACTCACGTGTCATTGACATTGCGGAATGTGATGACTTTGAGATTTGTGTTGGATGGGGTCAAGCTGCGCCTTTCCTCTCCTGCGATCGAATGCGACCTACGGATGTGCTCTATAGTGGTACCACGAGATTACTCAATGATACTCAAGGTAGATACAATGGAGTTCTTGAAGTTGCTGTCGTAAACAGTCTAGTTTCACCATCACTTGATTCACCTATTCAATTCAATGTTTTTGTCTCAGCATGCGACGACATGAAATTTGGTGAAGTCTCTCCAGGTATAATGAAGCTATATGGTTTGTGGCCTACACCTGCCGGAGCTGCGGCTGTATCACAATACACGCCTCAATCCGGTATGGTTGACGCTGCTGCCATTGCAGGAACAACAGAGGGAAATACAGATGTCCCTACAAATCCAGATCCAATACAGCCCATTGCACCAACAGGAGCTGTAGCGGACCAGACAATGAATGTCTTCTTCGGAGAATCACCCAAATCCATCCGAGAACTGCTTAGGCGATATGTGCTCCACCGAGTGGACGTACGTGAGGCTTCGCAATCCAACAATTCAAAATTCTTGAAGATAAAAGACAAGGGACTAGGCCTATTCCCAGGCTACGATCCAGATGGTGTTGACACGGTAGGAACTGATCCGTGCAACATTTCCGTCACAACGTTCGCTCAATGGTTTGCTCCGTGTTATGCGGGGTGGCGTGGAGGAACGCGAACAAAGTATATGTTTGGTGGTAATACAGACACCAAGCCTGTGGTTACTCGTATCGGGTTTGATTCAGGGAGTCGATATACTGAAATCCTATCAAATTTTTCCGATGCGGATGCCGCAACCAAACGCCTCACCTATGCTGGCAGTTCACTTACTGCAGGTGGGGCAACAACCACGAATATCGGGATTAATGATACTATCGAAGTTGAAATTCCGTTCTATAATGCCGACCGTTTTGCGACATCTCGTGTACCAACACAAGCTGTTTCGAACGGTTCTCATTCTGCCCAGATTGAGACTGTCTTGTATAAAAATTCCTCTAGTACAGACAGCGTCGACAACGCCGCGGTTATTCGTTCATGGAAATCCGTTGGAGAGGACTTTACGTTCTTTTTCTTCACTGGATGTCCAATTCTATACAATAATCAAATCGTTGTCCCTGCATAGGGCATATGAAGGGGCGCCTTTTATTTCTACGTAAAGCCGGTCACTTTTAAAACAGACTAAGTTTTCTATGTTTTCCTTTAATTAAACATGACCACCCGAGCAGTGGCTCACTCGGACGGCCTTTCAAAGGTCGTTGTCGGCGGGTTCCGCCCCTTTTAGCAAGTTATAATGTATAACCGTTAGTTTTGTCTGGAAGGGGTTTCGCCCCCTGACAGAATTTTTATAACGACCACTACTTATTAATCTTGCACCGAC